GGGGGGGGCTTGTCCCCCCCCATTGCGTGGAGGCCCACTTCTTGGAATCATCCCTTTGGAGATGGGGTCGCGGGGGGCAGTCACGCAAGCAATTTAAATTAACCACTGGTTTATTATCCATCAAGGAACTTTGTCCTACAATTCATAGACATGTTGAGTGTACTGAGGTCTGAGATGAACAACACTCCTATGTTGTTGCTCTTAATCTCTGTAATGGCACCTGTTGTGCCGGCATAATGTACAGGTAGGTTTAGCTTTTTGCTCCATTTCCACCACTGGCCACTGCCTTGCCCTGTGTGTAGGGCGTTTGTAGCAGTAACCTTGTATTGCATCCACTTGTCTTTAAGGATAACAAATCTGTCCACAGTATCCATGTTTCTGTAGCTGGAAAGTGCAGCTGTAGTTAGGATGTCTGTAGTTGCAGCTGTTGCTCCATTAGCCTGTTTGTCTATGTAGACAATGACTCTTATGTGGCCATCCACTATAACTCCTGTGGTTTGGTCGTCCATGGACATGGCACATCTGATGCTAAAGTTCTTCACAGTGATTTTGTTACCAATCCTTGTTTGGTCAGTAGTCCCTTGTACTACAGGGATGACTGTTGACACGAAGGTTCCGGTAGTTGATATACCGCTACTTCCTAGACCACTATCTAGGTACTTCTTCTCCAGGTTGTTGTTTGCTCTAGCAAATCTACCAGCAGTTCTGGTGTATCCTGGGACCACCAGGGCCTTTGGTGACACGTAGCCAGCGTATCCAGCAGGCATTCTTCTGATAGGTGCGAAGCCTAAGGCTGTTCGAAGCCTTTTCCTTTGGATGGCAGCGTCCCGGTTGGCTTGGATCTGAGCGTATGTTCTCTTCATGATTTGAAATAATTCAAAAAATACGGAGTATACCACCAGGGTGTATCGCGTGGGAGTAGAGGTGGTGGTATAGTATTACCCACCACCTCTTAGTCCAGTCCTTAGTCCCGAACATCAGTCTTGTTTGCCCTGCGGGAATTTTTTTTCCTATAAAATTGAAAAGGACATAACGAAATTTGCAAAAATTTCCAAAGAACTTACGAATTTTATTTAAAACTCAAAGTAAACATTTTCAAGCTCAGGGAAGAGTACTGCTGACTCCCTCCGGAATGCTAGTTCCCTCATTAGGTTGTCCTCCTGGCAGGCCAAGAGCTTCTCTTCCAAGAGAGATGATGGTTTCCACGAAGTCTCTGCGACCGTGCTTGTCGGGGAGTTCCTCGATTCTGATGATCTTATTGATTCTACGGTGGAGTTGACGAAGGTCCTCGGGGACATGGAGTCCTCTGGTGACAAAGGTGGAGTCGGGGTCATCAGGACAGGTGATAAAAAGAAATTGAGGGGTCCATCCAACAAAGCCTCCTTTAAATTCGCATTGAACGGGGTATCTATCCAGCAGTCGCAGTAGAAACGCGAAGGAGGTAACGTGTTTGGCTCGGAAGTCATCGAAGATTGCGACAGATTGTCCATCATAGCCATCAAACCATCGCAGTCCACCACTAGAGATCCAGATATCATCGTCTGTCCCTCCACGTAGTCTAGCCAGCCTTCTTCCACACTTGAAGGCGAGACGGGTCTTCCCAACTCCTGTGGGTCCATGTAACCAAATGACGATTGGGGGGCCTGATCGAACTGGGCGAACCATTGATCTAAGCACTGTAAGTCCCTTGTGAAATTTCACAATAGCGATTGCCCCCTCATCCTCTTGGGCTAACTGTTTTAAAGTTTTCCCAGTCCTAATCTCTGCCACCACCCCCGCAAGATCCGAACGTTTACCTGGGTGGGGCATTATCCCTGAGATAAAAGGATTCTCGTCTTCCTTGCTGCAGTAAGCAAGCGAGTCTTCTGGCTTCCCCCGCATTTGTTCGATGTGCGCTCTGCTCAAGCCAGGAAATGTCTTCAGTTTTGAGAAACTCCATTGAGAACCAATTATGCAAGCACCTTGCAAGTGAGAAGTGCCCGATTCTCCTTTTTCTTTTGCTATAATGATCCATCTCACTGTTGGAGCCAAGTCGTTCGTCAGGTAATCGTATTCCTCCTGTGTCCAGTTATTCAGAGTGAACACAAATCGACTAAGTCGTTGACCCCCTCTTTGGCGATTCATACGAATGGGTCCTCCTTGGGCAGGAGAATTCGGTACTGTAGCGGGAAGTGCAGCCTCTGTTGTTTGGGACATTTCGGAGTAGGTATTCCGATTCTTGAACATCCTAACTATTTAACCACCCCCCCGAAGAAAGTTAAGAAACCGTTAACCCGACGTTAGCCCGAAGTTAGAAAAAAGTAACGTAAAAAACATACGACCTTGTCCCAACTCGAACCCACGACTTCCACAGTCATAACTATGATAGGTCCCAGTTGTGCCAACATCGCATGTGAAAACCAAGACCCATTTACTGCTAGTCACGGGGCCCAGCCGCCGACACGCGGGGGGGGCTTGTCCCCCCCCATTGCGTGGAGGCCCACTTCTTGGAATCATCCCTTTGGAGATGGGGTCGCGGGGGGCAGTCACGCAAGCAATTTAAATTAACCACTGGTTTATTATCCAT